GCGGCAGAGCTGGGCAAGTCCACAACAACGGTTGCCCGCTTCGACCGATTACTTGAAAAGTACAGTATAGATGTTTTTGCTGACGACAGATGACCGAGGAGGTCGTTATGTACGTGGTGGAGATGGTAGATCGTAACACTGGCACATCTGAGTATATACTCGGCGTATATACCGATAATGAGCATGCTCAGTATGCAACATGGGTCGAGGAGGCTGTGGCGCCGGCTGAACTGGTTCCACGGGTAAGCTACTTTGAGCCGGATTACATTGATCCCGTTAAACAAGATATGTGGGAGGATTACATTGAAGACTGATCAAGAGTGGATCGAGCTAATGGCGTGGTTGCTTATGACGGCGCTCGTTATAGTGGTCGGGAACGCACTGCTATCGATGTAAATGTACACTTTAATAGCAAAATCAGTGCGATTTGTATCTAATTGGATACATTTATGTATATGTTGACTCAAAAAAGATACATTTATGTAGACAAAGACGAAGAAAGCTACATTTATGATGTATAACTGTGTAGCAATCTTCGCGCTAAGTGCGTCTGATTCGGAATGAGTGTGCGTCTGATAGGGAGAGTGAGTGATGATAGAAGCAGAGATTAACCTTGCGATTGCTAAGATTGAATTTGCAGGAAAAGAGCTATATCAATGTGCAGATCATGTTGACGTAAGATTAGGCGCTGGTGATTACACTTGTGTTGATTACGTCAACAACTGGGAAGACATAGGGCCGATCATTGAGCGTGAGAAGATAACTGTTGATTTTTGGGATTATAAACAATGGATAGCGCACAATAATGGAGACACGCCTTTTGTCAAAATTAGAGCAGAAACACCAACCAAAGCGGCGGCGTTGTGTTATCTCAAAATGAAGGGAGTTGAGTGATGGTTTACCGAGACAAAACATTCTGCTCAGAGTCATTCCGTTGCGGCACAGAGACATGCCAGTGGTGGATTGATTATGAAGTGGATACAGAAGGTGAGGCACTCTCGCTGGCTAAGCACAGGCGTGAAGGATGCGGCTGGTCACCTGTTGGCCAGATAGATATGGAGGAAGCAGATGATTGAGTCTATAGCCATATGGGTATTAGCGAACGCTGTTGTTGTTCTAGCGTGGTCAATAATTTGTTACACGTGGAGGAACGATGGGCAAGGGAAGTAAGCAGAGGCCAACAAATAAGCTAAGCTTTGATGAGAATTTTGACAGAATATTCGGAGGGAGAAATCGTGTACAATATCAAACAGGAAATCAAGAAAGCGAATCGGGACGCCGACATGGCACTGATGCGAATCCAAGTGAAGGTCATTTTACGCCATGTCAGAACGTTCCTAACAAGGAGTAGACAGTGGCTAGAACAAGAGCACAAGAAAATCAGCAGATACGCAAAGAGGCTTTACGCGAATACATTAAGGAGCGTGGGTCGGTTCAGTATCTATTTGATCTTATCGAAAAAATCGAAGGACTAGACCCTGATTCATCGACTTTTACGAACGATCTTCAAAAGAACAAAGTAGCACTCGATGCGCGCATTAAGATGATTGGCAAGTATATGCCTGACCTTAAGGCTCAGGAGCTTGATCTAACATCGAGTGATGGCGCAATGCACATGCCTACTATCATCGAGCTGATAGCAAAGAATGAACGCGAAGATTGAGCTTCCGCCTAAGATTGTTGACCTATTCAATGGCGAGGCTCGTTACCGTGTAGCGTATGGTGGCAGGGGATCAGGCAAGACTAGATCTTTTGCATTGATGTCTGCTGTCTACGGTTATAAGTGGGGCATGTCAGGCAAGCAGGGTCAGATACTCTGTGCTCGTGAGCACCTAAACTCACTGGATGAGTCATCGCTTGAAGAGGTTAAGTCTGCGATCAGGTCGGTTGACTGGCTTAACGCTTATTACGAGATCGGCGAGAAGTTCATTAGGTCGAGGGATGGCCGGATCAATTACGTGTTCGCCGGCCTAAGGCGAAACCTAGACTCGATCAAGTCAAAGGCTAGAATCATACTGGCTTGGGTAGACGAGGCCGAGAACGTATCCGAGGGCGCATGGCAGAAGCTTATACCTACGGTTCGAGAAGACGACTCCGAGATCTGGGTTACATATAATCCAGAGTCAAAGCATTCGGCTGTTCATCAAAGATTCAGGGTGGCTCCGAGTAATGATGTAAAGATCTGCGAGATCAACTGGCGTGATAACCCGTGGTTCCCTGATGTGCTGAACCAAGAGCGTATCAACGACAAAGAATTAAGACCGGATGTCTATGATCACATCTGGGAAGGCGAGTTCCTGATACACGTAGAAGGCGCCTATTACACAGTAGAGATGCGAGAGGCTAACGCTGAGGGCAGAATAGGTCCGGTGCCTTATGATCGCTCTGTGGGCGTTGTGACGGCTTGGGATTTAGGTGTCGGTGACTCTACAGCGATCTGGTTCGCTCAGATGGTAGGGCCGGAGGTCAGATTAATAGACTTCTATGAGTCATCTGGCGTTGGGCTGGATCACTATGTGTCTGTTCTGAATTCTAAAGGATACAACTATACCGATCACATTCTGCCGCATGACGTTCGGGTTCGAGAGCTTGGTACGGGCAAGTCAAGGTTAGAGACATTGGATGCGCTTGGCGTGAGGCCTATTACAATCGCTCCACAGCTCATGGTGGACGATGGAATACAAGCGGTCAGGTCTATGCTTAATCGCTCTTGGTTTGACGCTGAGAAGTGCGAGAGGGGCATTGACTGTCTCAGGCAGTATCGAAGGGACTACGATGAGAACAACAAGTCGTTCAAGGCAAGGCCATTGCATGACTGGTCATCTCACGGCGCCGATGCTATGAGGTATCTGGCCGTTGGGTTCAGGCCGCTAAGCAACTGGGGTGATCCTATACGCAGGAATTTAAAGGGTGTGGCTTAATGTGGTACAATCGTCCTAATATTTTCGGAGTGAAATCATGGGTCTGCTTTCTGCTGTAACTGCCGGCAAGAGAATATCAACTCGTAAGCCTTCATCCGCCGCATCGAAAGGTGAGCAATTTACTGACGAACTATATATCGGCAGGGAAGCAATCGAGCAGACGCCAAGGCAGTTTGCCATCAATGCTGATTTTGTTTCTCGTTATCCAACTGTTAGGACTGGGGCAAAAACATCGGCCGGTAGAGCTGACGCATTTACCGCAGAGGCTGTTGATAATTTGATCTGGCTTTACAACAACGCGCCAGACGCAGTTAAGAACATAGGTAAGAACTGGTACGTTGGCGCAAACAAAATCGCTCAGAATCTAGCCAAGGAATACAATGTTAGCCACGAGACAGCAAGTGCTGTGCTTGCGGCGCTATCTCCACAGAAAGACTGGTATCAAAACGTAAGCTTGGCTGAGCGCGTGTTGTCGTCTTATACAAAGGCCGGCTCTAATGTTTTGGATGCTGATGCGTTTAAGTTAGCAAAAGAGCTTTACAACAAACCGCAGTATGGTGATGACCTAAAGGCTATTAAGACAAAGCCGTTTGATCAGCTAACCGATACCCAGAAGGCAATGTACATTCGGTCATATGACCAGAAGTACAATGACAGGGGATATCAGATCATCAACCCAAATGGCGATATGATGGGTCAGGCGTTCTCCGATAATACCGGCGATCCATTAAAGACGGCGTGGGGAAGTAATTCAGAGATAGCTAAGGCGATACGGGTAATTGAAGACCCGTCAATCGAAAACATTAGTGAGCAGATGGGCGGCGCTCACAAGGTTAGAAATTTCTTTAACAACATATCTAACCCAACATACGCGATTGATAACCCAGAGATTGCTGACGTAACAATTGATACTCACGCAGTAGCGGCGGATCAGTTAAGCCCATTAAGCCAGAAGGCGGTAGAGGTTGGCGCGGCATTCGGAACACAGAAGGGCGTTGCCAGTGCGGCTGGGACCGGCGCCAGAGGAACATACGGACTGCATGCTGATGCGTATAGGATTGCCGCTAGGGAGCTTGGGATTCAGCCAAGGGAGTTGCAGTCAGTTACATGGGAAACCGTTAGGCTTTTGTACCCAGCTTCGTTCAAGGCATCGGCCAGTAATGTTGATGAGATCAACCAAATCTGGAACCTGTACAACAAAGGCAAGATAACAAAAGGATTAGCTCGTGAACTCATACTCGATAAAGCCGGCGGAATACCAGATCCCGATTGGGCAAAGGGACGCAGTGGTGGACTTCTTGATCTCCAAGGGTCTGGAAGTCAATCTAGACAATTACCTGTGTCTGGCGTATCCGGAGGGCAAGGCGGAGGAAGATCTAACGCCGGAAGAACTCTCCTGTCTGCCGGACTGCCTACTGCTATCCTTACAACTCTTGGAATAAGTACCAGTCCAGAAACAGAAGCTGGAGTGGTTACTGGCGTAAAGAACACAGTAACTGGATTGCTTGGCAAGGCTGACGAGGTTGCCGCAGGTCGCGGAGTATTACAGGGTGCGGAAGGCCAGACCTTTTTGCGTCCGCAAGATGAAATTACAGCGAGGGTGTATGACAGTCTTAGATCACAACTACCAAGATACGGAGAAGCCGTATACGACCAAGTCCCAGTCGGAGAAAACGCCGGTATACTTAGTCGATCAGGAGCTTCTGGAATTACACGGTTTCGGATGCCAGAAGAATATGCGGGACAGCTTTCGGAAATTGGTAGAGCGTCACCCGATCTTATCGAAATAAAGCCAGACAGCGCAGGAACCAAACTGTTTGCCGATAGCATGCAGAGGTCCAAAGAGGGTAATAAATACGGCGCATCCGTTTATGTATACCCTCAAGATGAATACAAGAACATGCGCTTGTTTATGACCGAGGACGGAACGGCTGGATATGCGCTAAAGCCTGACGGCGATGTTGTCTCGGCATTCTCGTATGGTCCTCACAAGGGTGTTGCGCAGAATATCCTGCTACACGCTATCGAGCAGGGTGGAACCAAGCTTGATGCGTTTGATACTGTTTTGCCAGATCTATATTCCACGATGGGGTTCAGGGAAGGCGGACGGCTACGTTGGGATGATAGTCAGGCTCCGGAAGACTGGTCAAAAGAGACGTTTGGCGCGTTCAATCGAGGCGAGCCAGATGTATCATTTATGGGCTATGATCCAAGGCCGTCTGTTCCCGTAAGACCTAACTACGTTGAAACGTATGACGATGCCTTACAGGCACAGCAGGGATTGATTGATCAGGCCGCCAACGCTGGTAAGCTACGCAATGTATTCCCAGCCCCACAACGATTCTTTGACCCAGAAGACAAGGCATTTAAGCCATTCTTGGGACAGCAGTTTGAGCCGCAAGCTGGCGGTAGATACTTGCAGATGGGTGATGGCGCACCAAAAGACATTACAGGTGAGTATCCCAACTACGGACTGTTATCGGTAAGCCCAGAAGGTAAGCCGGCGTTTCAGGTATCGGATGCACCGGCTGAGGCTGGAGCCAAGACGGGAAGAAAGATCAAGACAAATCTATTCAAGCGAAAGGCGGGATGGAAGTGGACTCAGGCCCCAGAGGGATTCGATCCAAGCCCTGCTGGCGACTTCCCGCTGATCTCAGTTGAGGACGGCAAACAGCATTATTACACGCTGTCTACCGAGTTCCCTGAAGGCGTAGAGCTGACACGCTACGAAAAGTCTGCTACCGAACCAAGACTGAGACCTACTCGACAGGGAGCGGTTGAGCTGGGGAATGTTGTCGGTGAGATCTCGGTGCGCGGCAAGAAGCATCCAGTGTACGACAGGGCAACTGTCAGAAACGTTATCGGCGCAGGCATGACTGTTGGCACGGTAGGTCTTACGGTTGGCTCTCGTGATGTTGACGCATCGCTATTGGGTGTCGGCTCTACTATCGGCAAAAAGGCAGAGGATATGCTCGGCATGGCGATGACCATGCGAGACCGTGGTATAGCCCCTGCTGAGATCTGGAATAAGACCGGCTGGGAGTTTAACGAAGCTGATGGCCGATGGAGAACGGAGCATAGCAACTACGATAACACCAAGATAACAATGCCTGAAGAGGCCGGCACTTATAAGTTCTGGGACCTCGTTGATGACCCAGTATTAAGAGGAGCCTACGACTCAGATTCATCTTTTCGAGTAATAGATATGTATGGGCTTCAGTCTGCCGGCGGGACTCCATTTGAGTCATTGCAGGTTGAGATTACACCATACCTACCACCAAACGATGCCGAAATTAGAGGGCCTTTTATCAGGGTTGGTGAGGGAACCACGCCAGACGAGTTCAGGAAGACATTGCTTCATGAGCTACAACATGTCATTCAGCAAAGAGAAAACTTTGCCACTGGCGGAAATACGGACATGTTTAGAGATAGACGCGACATGTTTGGCACTGGTGAATTTGAGACGAGGATGGGTGCCCTGACTGAAAGGGTGAGGCTTGCAAACGATTTCGTAAACAACCCGCCAGAAAGCGCAACATTTGATCAGATGCGTCAGGCATATCAAATTTTAGAGACAGACGGGGCGCGTATTGAGGCAATGCGAGCCTATGAGCGCGACTCTCTTCAGGGGCAGAGATCTCCGTTTCAAATGTACGAGGCCATGACCGGAGAGGTTGAGGCAAGAAACATAGAAGAGAGAGACCAGCCTTTAAGCTCAATGCGTGAATTTAGCCCAGAAGCAACCGAGGACGCTAGATATCCTCGCGGTCAGCAGATTGCTCTGGATGAGTCTCGATCACCATATTATGACGAAGATTATAATAAGGTTAGCTTTAGGTCGTCTGCGCCTGATATGAATTATCCTAGACAAGTAACTGTAGGCGAAGCCAAGACACCAGAGGCTAATTACAACCTTCTTGACGCTGTAGTTCCGGCTGTAGCGGCGGCGTATGATTACGGGGATGGAGCTAACTTCCCAGTTCGCCCAGCACAAGGCTTGTTGGCGCCTGAGCCTAAACCTGAGACCAAGCCTGAGCCAATGAAGCTAGACACAACAATGGTTCCTGCTGGCGTTCCTATCAACCCGTATACATTCATGATGTCTACCGGAGCAGATCAGGGCGAGGCGGCTCGATATGCGGCAGATGCCTACACAAACATCGGTAGAGGTGTTGGGAACGCTATTGGCGGCGTTGGTGGTGAGATGGAGGCTCTCGGCAAGGGATTGATGTATGCTATTGCAGGTCAGGGCTTAGGTGGCTCGCCGTTCAGTCGATTCATGCAGGTTCTTAATAATTATGATCCACAGCTACCGAACACTCAGGATGTGGGCAGGATTCCAGCATTGTTGCCAAACGTTAGCCCAATGACTGAAGAAGAGCGTAGAATGCACCAACTAGCAGGCGAAACAATAGCCTCGTTTTATCTGCCATAGGACGATTATGAAACCAAGCAAAGGTAAGGCAAGGGTCAAGGTCACATCGACCGGTAAGAAGGTCTCATACGGCCAGAAGGGCGCCAGTGTGAAGCCAAGCACAAAGAAGGGTGACTCTTATTGTGCTCGATCAGCCGGACAGATGAGAGACTTCCCGAAGGCCGCTAAAGATCCGAATTCACCACTAAGATTATCCAGAAAACGTTGGAAGTGCTCAGGCACTAAATCGAGGAGAAAGTAATGGCACCATGTAAAGGCTGTCCGACACCGATGAAGTGTAAAATGGCAGGTAAGTGTCTGGGTAAAAAACCAAAAAAGAAACGAAGCAAGTAATGTGGTAAAATCACTGAAAACACGAGGACAATCTAATGGCTAACCCTTTTCACAACCGAGGCCCGAATGAGTTCGGCCTTGTTCATGACATGGTTCCGATCACTGCATCTGACTCTACCGACAACCTTGGCGCCGGCAATATCGGTGTAGGCTTGTACATTGAGACAGGTGGTGACGTTGTATTCCTAACAAAGGACAGCGTAGAGCGAACAGTAACCGTGCCTGATTACTTTTACCTGACCTGCTCAATCAAGCGAGTCAAGTCTACAGGAACGACTGCAACTGGCATTCACGCACTGGTGGTGTAAATGGCGATAGGAATAGGCTCCGCTGTACAGCGTTTGGCAAATCCGATGTCTCGTGCATTGCGCGAGCTTTATTCTATTGGCGGCAAAGACCCCAAACTCGTCGCTGACTTTGACGACGAATACTACCGTGCCAATGGTGGTGCTACCACATTCTCCGATCTAATCACTCACGCCCGTGCTGGTAACGCCACAATGACCGATAGTGACGGTCTGATTAAGTGGTCACCGCATAATTTGTTAGCGTATTCTGAAGATTTAACTGGTTTGGGAAGTATTACTGGGGTAACACGTACTGCAACTGTTTTAACAGAAGACACTACGACTGGCTTTCATTCTATTGCAAGCGGGTATG